TAACCTTGTGAATAAGCATGTATTGTGCCATCTAAATCAATCATAGCACGCTTTGGTAATTTTTCTTCTTTACTTTCAGGATAGACAGTTCTGATAATTTCTCTTTTCTTTTTTTTCTTTTCTCCAGGAAATGAATCTATAGCAAATCCACCAGCTGCAGCATTATCATCTATTATTTTTTTTGTCATTTATACAATCCTTAAGTTTTATATTTTGTTCTTTATTTATACTAGTATTGTTAAGTATAATAAGGTTTTATTATATATATTAATTACTAATAAGAATAAACATTTATTTTAAAAGGAAAATAATTATGACAAGACATTTAGCATCTAAAAAAGCTAAACAAATTTTAACAGGTTCGAATATTGTAACCATCCCAATGTTAATGCCTTATGCTTTACTTACGCTTACTTTAGGAATATTAAGAACTTTTTATGAATCAAATCTTTGGGTATTATCTGCTTATCTCATTATGTTACTTGGTGGTTTATTTACTTCTGTAATATTATTAATGTTAGATAAAAAAATAAAACGAAATCGTAAATTTGTAGGAATTTTAGGATTAAATGTTTTATGGTGTTTAGGTTGTGGCTGGTGGGTTGATATGGTTTATTGGATATTTATGAGTGGAATAGTATTTATAATAATGCACAACTACAAGGAAACATAAATTACGTGAAAAAAGAACCCATACTATTATTTTGTATGAGTTCTTTTTTTTGTTATTAAACTATAAAGAAATTCAATTCAATTTGTTCAACAGTTCTAGTTGGATCAAGAGTTACATCTACATGAAACTTTTTAGTTTTTCTTTCATACTCAGTAGCACCTACACTAACTGAATAACCATTCAATCCACGTTTTCTTTTAATAACTTCTAAGAATGCTACAAGTTGACTAGAAACTTGAGCCCATGTAATTTCATCATTTTGTTCAAAAATAAAGAATCGACAAAACTCTTCAAATGCTCTCTTAATATAAAGAACCATACGAACAATATTTAAATCTTGTAAAGCACTGGCTTTTGCTTGAGTTGTTAACTGCCCCCAAACTACATAACCAGGATTAAATTTTACAATTGGATTTAATTGTTTTAAGTATAGTTGATCTCTTTGACCAAGTCTTGGATTATAACGTAATTCTTTGATTGTATCAATAGCAGCTCTATTAAAACCAGCTGCAGCAAACCAAAGTTCAGCAACATTATCATTTCTTGGTAAAATATATGACATATGATAAATTGGTGAGAACCACGCATCCTGACCTGTAAATGAATCAAACACTTTATTATATGATTCATATAGTGCACAGAAATAATTATTAAATGTATTAGTATTTAATCTTTCTGATAATGCTAAATTAGAAGTTGAATTATCACCATTATCCATAATCGCAACACAATCTCTTCTAGTTTGTACTAATGTACTAATAGCAGATTTAACATCACTTGGATAACCACAATCAAATACCATTGAAAAATAAATGTTCTCTGTATCTAAAACATCACCATCTATAATTCCACTATAAGCTTGATTTAAAAGAGTAGTTGCTTCTACAGTATCTAAAGCTCCAGTTGCATCTAATAGATCACCATCAGTACCTTTTCTTAATGGAACAGGATTAGCTGATAAAAATGCTTGTGTAACAGAACCATAAGATTTTTTAATACGATATTCAAGAACTGAAGCACTATCAAAATCATCTACAGCACCATTCCATGATTGAGTATTAAGTGCTTTATCAGAAAATACATTAATAACTTCATCATCAGAACCACCAGTAGCACCACACCACCCCCAAATTTCAGTTCCTTTAGCATCTTTCATAACAATAACATAATCTCCAACACCACCTGATAATTCCCAATCAGAGAAGTCTTGTTTATTATCTGTTACATCTGCAGAACCAACTGTTAAAGTAGCTCTTACATTTGTATCTAAATCATTATCATAAACTCTAATATTTGCATCATAACCAGCTGAGAATCTATCAGTATCTTCATCAATATACATTTCAGCTCTCATAATTGAAGAATATTTTTGTAGAACATCTACGACCCAAACTGAATCTCCAGCTGAATCTTTAGCTTTCATATCAAAAGAAACAACAAAAGATTCAATGATAGCATCTTGACCATCACTTTGTCTTTCATAAACATCTAATATATATTGATCCCATATAGTAGGATTAGCAATTTCAGTTAATCGAACACTAATTTTGTTGTACCACTGACCTCTTCCAATTGGATGCAAGAAACAAATTGGATAAGCAGTACCATCTTGTGATAAACTAGTTCCTAATTCATCTACACTATTCATACCGGCAACATATGTTATTTGCATTCCAGCAGTAGAATCTCCTGGAGCTGCAGTTGCATCTATTCTAATATTAGATAATGTAGCATTATCAGAAAGAATACGCATGAAATATAAAGAACCTGATTCTCCTAAATAATTATATGCACAATAAGGTCCTTGTCCATAGTTTTTTCCATAAGTCGCAATATTAGGTTCTCCAAATTCTCCAACAAACTCAGAACGAGATCCTATAAATTTTAACTTGTTATCTTCCCCTTTTTCTGTGATACCAGCAATAAATCCTATTGTTGAAGGAACCGCTTGTACGAATGTAGAAAGATCAATAATTTTGGTATATACACCTGGCGAAACATTAGCAGCCATGAGTTTTACCTCCTATTAATTTATTCAATTTAATTAATCTATTATTTCTATCTTCCTTTCTATAAAACTATCAATATTAAACGTATAAAAACCAAGAGAATATTAAGCGTCTATCACTTGTTTTCACTAATGATGGAAATGTTACTCTTGAAAATAATGTAAAATCTCCACTATAACCCCCAGTAGTACTAGAGGAAACATATAGTCCTGCCTCACTTAGTTGATTACCATTTGCAAAATTAGCTGCAACTGTAGTTATGATTTTCATTACTAACCACTTATCATCATTTAATACATCTTGTTCAAATTCAACTGAATCAAATGGTATTTTGTAATTACCATCTCCTTTATCTGCATAATCGCCTCCTTCTGATTCTAAATGGTAATCTGCAGCAGATGAATCAATTGCTATAATCATTGTTAATTCACTTAATTCTGTATCTGTTAATGTAGGTGGTGATGGATTAAAAGGATCTCCAGGAATTACTCCTCCTGTACCTAAACCAAACCAGCTTAAGAAATCTTCTTTTACAGAAATTACCGCACCATTATCTTTATTTACTAATTTTTGTGCAACCCATTCACGACCTTGATATAACACTAAATTGTGTTTACCAAGTAATTTTTTTTTGCCATTCTCATCTTCTTCATATATTTCAACATAACCAGTTGGAGGTGTTTTTTCAGTTCTATTATCTTGTGCACTTATGCGATCTAGAAAACACGTATCTCCATAAAAATCTCTTGCTAAAATTTCTATAGTTTTAATTTTTTTTGACATATTATTTTTCCTTATAACTTTATATTTTGTTCTGAATTATAAATTAGGTTAGTTTCTTAAAGTAATATTCTTGAATCATTAGATGGACTATCATCTTCTTGTGTTAGAAATCCTTCTGTTCCTATACCATCAACACCTTCCCATAATAGAAAAGATTCTGAATCAGATATTTCTATTTCTATAATATCTTTTCCAAAATTACAATCAAATGTACCCTGTGTTCCTTCAACATATACTGCTACATCACTAGTTGAATCCGCAGGTGTTTCGAGTGGAACCCCATCAAAATTAACGAATTGCCCTGTTTGGTAATACTTATATTCTGCTGCTTCAATTGAAGAATTTAAAGGCAATGACCACATCAATTTATAATTAGGATTAACTTCGCTTTCAAAAGTTACAGTAAAACCAGTTATTGTTTTATCAGTTACAATAAAAGGTATTATCACTGAAGTAGAATCAACCTCATTTAATAATTCTAACATTACTCCATAATTAGTATTAACTTCTGGAGGCGTAAATGCAACTGTTTTTGATAAACCTGTTGTTAAATTTTCAACACCTTGCTTAGGATGACTTATAATAATCCAATCTAGATAATAATTATTAGAATCCATATTACCTGAAAATAAAACTTTAAAATATGTTTCTGTTCTTTTAATAATAGTATAATTATAGGTTGATGGATTAGCATCCACAAGATTAGAAAGACTAACAGCAACAGTATAACCAGTACTGTCTATTTCTGCTGGTAATGGGCTCGTTGAATCTAATACACTTATTGTAATCTCATTAGTTCCATCAGGAATATGTGCAATACCAGAATATTCAGAGTTATCGTAATCAGCAGACATATAATAATTTGAAGTTGTTGGTGCACCAGAAATTTTAGCTGAATAGCTATTTAAATTTTTTTCAGTTATAATATGGCTATAAAATTCTGTAGTAGAATCAATTGTATTAAATAAATTGAGGGTTAAAGAATAACCAGGTATTTGAGATTCTTTATGATATCCAACTAGTGTATTTGAACCAGCTTCTATATTTGTTATATCATATGTTTGATAAGCAAATTCAGTTAAAATTGATGTAACTATTGGAGCATTCGGAGCCCCTTCATTACTTGCAATAATTACAGCAGATGTACTATCACCACCAGCACCAATAATCCCCATTGGACATGCTAAACGGTCATGTATATTATCATAAACTTCAATAAATACATCTTGAGATATATCTGTAACAGCTCCAATATCAAAATAAGAATTACAATCATATGTTTCTCTTGCATAAAATAAAGATGCAGTAGAATCTACTAAACATGGAACACCATCTCCAGTTATAAAATCATGAACATCTTGTTCTACATCAATAGCTTTTAATTCATCATTAATAATAATAGAATTAAATAATCTATTTCTAAATTGTAATTGTTCTAATGGAATCAAACGAGCTCTATAAGGTTTAAAGAAATTAACAACATCACTCATTTGACTGAAGAAAGAGTCCAAACCAAATAAAATATAACTAAG